CCTAAGAAAAGCGAGAGATTTTAAATCGTAAGTCTCGATATGATTAGTACGTCATTTGTATTGATTGTATCAAACCCTAGCGTTAATGAGGGTCTCGAAAAGAGTCCTTTGTTAAGGGAGTATCTGATCGGTTAAGGGAATCAAAAAGTTGAAGGATCTTAATAGTCCTTCGTAAAATTATTCTTAATCTATTACTAGATTAAGGATGGGAACTTGAAAATACCTTTTCAGGGTCAGATCAATCCCGAAATTTCATTAAAGAAATTTCTGGTTTTCGTGAAAGAAAACCGTGCCTGCAGCCTATAAGAGACTGAGTCTCTTAGAGAAACTGAAGTGTAAAATTTATTAGATGAAATTAATTAATTCTATCACTAAAATTAAATCATGACAAAATCATTCTTTTCTTTTAAAAGTAGATTAGTTAAAATTAGTTTACCTAATTTTACTGGCATGATCTCCGTAAAAGGAGGTCTCCCTTTAATAAGCTACCTTAAGAAAGTAGTATTAATAGGGAACGGTAGTATAACTAAAGCCTGGGTAGTCTCTTTATATAAATTATCTAGTTTAATCTATACTTTATACAGACGTAATGGCGTAAAATTTGTTGTAAAATACTTAAAAGTAACACATGTGACAATGTGTCAAACTTTAAGTGGTTTTAAGCATCTTGGACCCAAAACGTTGGGTATCGGAATTGCCATTACACATGGTGGTCTTCCAAGATTTATCCCAGTCGAGCATCGTAAGATGTTGCGGCTTGGTGATATTAGATATATCCGAATTTGGCTTTCCCTGTTGAGCTTATACCGTGTATTGGAATACACAGGTGAATATAAGCTTGATACTATTGTCCAACCAGGGTCAATGTCTGATACTATGTTTGGAGTACTGAAAGATTTTGTTCCTACATTTTATAAAATGTTACAAGATTTTGGTTTTAAAAAGAGCTTCTTTGGAAGTCTTATAGGTAAACCTTATAAATTATTTAGCCGATTAGATGGAAGGATCTTTCCAATCCTGAAATCGTCGCCTGGTGGAGTAGGATCGTACGGACTTATAGGTGAAAACCTAGTAAGTACAAATCCCGTAAACGTCTTACTTTCAGCTATTGCTTTATATAGGAATAAACCTTTAATGATGGCTTATGCTACTCTTGCAAAACGTTTCAGATCTAAAAAGGTTTTTGATCTTGCTTTCAAGATCATGCCTTTTGCTGATCAGTACTTCAGAAATGCTTCTGGTACATGGCTTGGTAAAGTTGGTTTTAAAGTAGAGGCAGCAGGAAAAGTACGTGTCTTTGCTATGGTAGATTGCTGGACTGCGTGGTTATTACAACCATTGCATAAAGCATTATTTACCTTGCTTGATCGTATCCCTCAAGATGGTACCCATAATCAACATAGACCTGTTAAGGAATTAATAGAGAAATGTCGATTGACGAATTCTACTGATCTTTATTCATTTGATCTTACAGCAGCTACAGATAGATTACCTATCGATATCCAAGTAGAAATACTTGCGTATGTCCTTGGTCGGAAATCTGCTGATGCTTGGAAAGTATTACTTGTAGGTAGAGATTATCTCGTACCGAAAGTAAGGGGACGTAGTCTTCCGAGAACTGTACGTTATTCCGTTGGGCAACCAATGGGTGCGTACTCTTCTTGGGCCATGTTGGCCTTGACACATCATTTCTTAGTTCAATTTGCGGCTTATCGAGCTGGGGTAGGTAAAGCAATATGGTTTGACCGTTATGCAGTCCTTGGTGATGATATCGTCATCGGTGATAAAGCCGTGGCTGATAGTTATTTAGAGGTACTTTCATTCTGTGGAATGCCTGTAAATTTAACCAAATCTGTAGTTTCTAATAACCTTAGTTGTGAATTTGCCAAAAGATATTATTTTAAAGGGGAAGATGTCTGTTCTTTATCTTTACTTGAACTCTGCACAGCTTTGGTTGATTTCCAAACTATGCAAGAGTTACTTCGTAAGATATCCGGATATATGGAGATAACTCCAGTCCTTGTCCTAGCTCTTAAAGGAGTTGGGTACAAAGGAAGAACCTGTTGGAATAAGCTTTTTAGTACTATGTCGATAGCTCGACAGAAATTCTTCTTAGCTTTGACTCTCCCAGGCTCTGTATTTGAAGTTGATTCTTATGCATCTTGGGTAAGTCAGGTATCTTTCCACTGTTATTATCGTATTTGGTTAACTGTTGATTCTGTCGGTTTTATAATTCCTATGATTGAACGTCTCCGTTTATCATTCATTAGAAGATTGGAGAAAGTTAGAAAACCTTGGGATATAATGAAAATTATTGAACAAACGAG